AAGTACCTGCTCGAGACCCGATGCTCTGGTGCTTTGACGAAGCTGAAGTCGGCAATCGTCGTCACACAGGGCACATACGTTGCCCCACCGGCAGGCACGATCCACGTGATCGTCCCGGAGCCGCCGAACGAGCGGCAGAGTGATCCGCCGGTCCACGGTTCGTTGCCCGACGCTCCGGTAGTTCCGTAGCTCAACCTGGGAGTAACAATGGCTAGGTTCTATGGTGAAATCGGGTACGGTGAATCCGTAGAAGAGCCTCCTGGGTCTGGCGTATTCGTCGACAGCATTACTGAAGTTTCGTACTTCGGAGATGTCATAAGAAACACTCGAAAACTGGCAAGTGGCGAGAGTTTGAATGACGATATTTCCGTGTCGAACTCAATCTCCGTCGTTGTCGACGAATACGCCGAGAAACACTTCTTTTCTATCAGGTATATTCGATGGGAAGGGGTTCTTTGGACGGTTTCCAGTGTGGAAGTCCAAAGGCCTCGTCTTATCCTGAGTTTGGGGAGCGTTTACAATGGCCCAACGCCGAGCTGATCTTCAAGCCCTCTTAGTAGGGCTTCTCGAGTCTGACAATGTCTACTTTCAACCGCCTCCCACGATAAAGATGGAGTATCCTTGCATTGTCTACAGAAGAGACTTTGCATTGACCTTCTTTTCTGGGAACAAGCCGTACAAATACGGAAAACGCTATCAGGTAATCGTCATCGATCGAAACCCTGACAGTGATATTCCGGACAAGATCGCAGAGTTGCCAATGTGCATCTTTGATCGATTCTATACGGCTGAAAACCTCAACCACGATGTGTTCAAACTTTACTTCTAAGGAGAAGTATCATGACAGCTCTTGTCTGGGACCAAATCGGCGAACATCTCTATGAGACTGGCGTCGATCACGGGGTCCTCTACCTCCCGAATGCTGGCGCCTACGACAGCGGTGTTGCTTGGAACGGTTTGACCACCGTCACCGAGTCCCCGAGTGGCGCAGAGCCGACTGCGTTGTACGCAGACAACATCAAGTACCTCAACTTGAAGTCGCTGGAGGAATTCGGTGGCACAATCGAGGCCTACACCTACCCGGACGAGTTCGGTCAGTGTGATGGAACGGCAGAGCCGCAACCCGGCGTTCTGGTTGGTCAGCAATCCAGAAAGTCGTTCGGCCTTTCGTATCGGTCTCGGGTCGGCAACGATCTCGAAGCTGACGACTTCGGCTACAAGTTGCACCTCGTCTACAACGCAACGGCCGCTCCGTCGGAGAAGGCGTACGCCACGATCAACGACACGCCAGAAGCCATCACGTTCAGCTGGACGTTCACCACGACCGGGGTTCCCGTCACCGATCTCAAGCCGACGTCACTTCTCGTGATCGACAGCACCAAGGTCGATGCCACAAGCCTCGCAGCGTTGGAATCGGCGCTGTATGGAAGTGGTGGCGCAGACGCAAGGCTCCCACTTCCGGATGAGGTCATCGGCATGTTCGCCGGAACACAAACCTCGGTCACACCAACCGAACCGGGTTTCGATGCAGCAACCGGGGTCATCACCATTCCAACCATCGTCGGTGTTCAGTACAAGCGGAACGACACTGGCGCAAACGTCGCCGGCGGTGCGACAATCACGATTCCAACGTCCGGTCAATCGCTGATGATCTCGTCGGTTCCGTCGAGTGGAGCTTACAGCTTCCCGCCGCAGGCCGACACCGATTGGTCGTTCACCAGGACGTGATCCATGAGACAGGGAGATTGAAGGATGCTTACAATCGTTGTCAAAGGCGAAGAATTCTTCGATGAAGAGACCAGCAGCTTCATCAACTTTGATGATGTGGTCTTAGACCTAGAGCATTCTTTGATCTCCCTGTCAAAATGGGAGGCAAAGTTCCAAAAGCCGTTTCTCTCTGCTGGAGACAAGACGACCGAAGAAGTCTATGGTTACGTCAAAGCCATGATTCTCACGCCAAGTTTTCCAGATGATGTTCTTTACAGGCTGTCATCAGAGAACATTGCAGAGATAAACGCATACATCGATTCCAAACAATCCGCAACTACGTTTGGAGACATGCCAAAACCTCCTGGAAGATCTGAAACCATCACTTCGGAGTTGATCTACTACTGGATGGTAGGGTTCAACATTCCATGGGAGGCCGAAAAGTGGCACTTGAATCGACTCTTTTCTCTGATTCGAATCTGCAACATCAAACAGTCAAAGCCCAAGAAGATGTCCAGAAACGAAATTGCGACTAGAAATCGAGAGTTGAATGCTGCGAGAAAAGCAAAACTCGGAACGACGGGGTAGAAGGGAGGCGAGATGGCAAGGATTGAATGGGATCTCATCGGTCAAAGATACTTCGAAGCTGGCGTAGATCGAGGTGTTCTTTACATGTCTGATGACAGTGGTGTTGGCTGGAATGGGATCATTTCAGTGAATGAAAAGATCGTTGGTCGTGATCCAACACCAATCTACTTCGACGGAATCAAGTATGCGGATGCGCAAGCTCTTGGCGAGTATTCAGCAACGCTCAAGGCGTACACATATCCTGACGAGTTTCAAGAATTCGAAGGAATCATGTACGTTGCAAACGGTCTCTTCGTGACGCATCAACCGTCGATGAGATTTGGTCTGTCTTACAGAACAAAAGTTGGAAACGACATCGAAGAACTTGACCTTGGATACAAGATTCATGTTGTGTACAATTTGACGGCCGTTCCATCTCAAAAGAATTTCCAATCACTTCATTCCGATAGCACGGCAATTGAGTTTGAATGGAGCATTACGTCGATTCCACAAGCGATTCCTGGATATCAACCGACTTCGCATCTCATATTTGACACAAGAGAGACGTCCCAAGAAGTTTTGGATGTCATTGAAGATGTCCTTTACGGAAACGAAGTAAACGATCCGCGTCTTCCACCAATCGATTGGCTTGTTGGGCTTATCGACAATTGGGTGCTCATTCGAATCATCGACAATCTCGATGGTACATGGACAGCAGAAGGTCCAGACAATCTCATCACGATGTTGGATCCAACACTGTTTCAAATTCAGCAGGCAAACATCAAGGTTGTCGATCCGGTCACATATTTGATCAGCGACACGACTCGTTAAGGAGAACTCATGGCAACAGTGACCGCGTATACGGCGGAAAGAATGAAGGCAATTGAAGATTCTGCTGTAGTTGATGGCGACGTCGTTGGTGACAATCTTCATTTGATACGGCATGACGGCGGAGTTATCGATGCTGGAAACGTTCGTGGCCCGACTGGTACTCCAGGAGTTTCCAATGCTGAACTTGATGCATGGATGAAAGACAATCTTCCCATTTGCACGGTTCTCGATTATTTGGGAATTGTTGCACCAAGCCCAAAATTTCTTACCATGGTTGGACAAACGGTTCCAAATGGAAACACGTTATATCCCGATTTCTGGGCAAAGATTCCCGCATCGATGAAACACGCAAACGGAACAAGCATCATCATGCCAGACACAAGAGGTCGAGTGGCGGTTTGTTATGACCCAGCGCAACCAGAGTTCGATCAAATCATTGAAGTTGGTGGAGAGAAAGCGCATATTCTCTCCAAGGCAGAGCTTCCGGCATCAACTGTTTCAGTTGATCCACCGTCGATAAATGTGGCAGTTAACCCACCACCGACAAACACAACTGGTGGAACACACATGCACCCGGTTGATTTGTACACCAACAGCAATGGTGGACATATTCACGGATTCAGTCAAACTCCGACTCCAAATGGAAATGCGGTGATGATTGCTGCTGCTGGATTTCCTGCTCCATTTGGTTTGGCAAACTCTCCGGGTTCTGGTCTTCCAGTTACATATGCATCACAAATGGATCTCGCCGGAGATCACTTGCATCATGTAGGTGGTTATACAGCGAACGAGGATTCCACTCACGTGCACACACTGGACATTGCATCATTCAATGTTCCGGTTGATATTCCGGTGTTTCAATCCGGTCCGTTGGGTTCCGGAGCTGCACACAACATTCTGCAATCGTACGTGGTGTTCTTGAAGATCATCAAAGTTCTCTGAGGAGGTCCTAGTGAGTGACAAGGTCATCGTCTACAAAGGTAGGACCAATATCATCGGCGTGAGTCTCGGCTTTGACGCATCGAGTGATGTTATCACGAGTGAAATTCGAACAGAATCCGGAGCACTTATTGCTACGTGGGCCGTCACTTTCGATGGCGATGGAACGGATGGTGAATTGGTTCTCACTCTTGACAACAGTGCGACCGGCAACATCCAGTATACAAGCGGCAAGATGGATCTCAAGCGGATGCTTGGGTCAGAACCCGTGAGTGTGTTCGACGAGCCATTGGAGGTTGAGTTCAGAAACGTGGTGACACAATGACAGATCTCTTAATTCCGTATTACACACAGAAGATCATCGTCAATCCACCAACGGCCGTCATCCAAGTTGTTTCCTCGAAGCAGAAAGCGCTTGTCAATCCGGGATCAGAGAAAATCGATGTATTGGCAAAGCCGCAAAAGATAGTCGTTTCACCGTCGACAAGAGCCGTACAAGTCATATCTACCGAGCAAAAGGTAGTTGTGAATCCGGCTTCTCGTTCTGTCTCCATTGTTCTAGCAGGTCCTCCAGGTCCTCCAGGTCCGGCAGGTGGTCCCCCAGGTCCGGCGGGCCCGCAAGGACCTCCTGGAAATCAAGGTGCCACTGGTCCGGCAGGTTCAACTGGTGCCACTGGCCCGCAAGGTCCTATTGGTCCTACGGGTCCGCAAGGTCCAAAAGGTGATACGGGTGCTACTGGTTCAACTGGCGCCACGGGTCCGCAAGGTCCAATTGGTGCCACAGGTCCACAAGGTCCAAAAGGCGATACGGGTTCTCCAGGACCAGATGAAGTGATCATCACGCCAAATGCTCCTGCGCTCACATACGATTTGTGGGTAGACAGTGATGCTGTTGCTCCGGCGCCAAACATGTATGCCAACATTGGTGGTGCATGGGCTCCAGTAAGTGGTGGAGCAGCTGGAGATGAGATATTCATCGGTCCAGACGATCCGGGTGTCGCCAGTTTGTACGAGATGTGGTACGACACCGATGATACGTCACAAGGACCACCATATTCTCCTCTTCCAACTTATGCAAACAAAGCGGCGCTTGATTTATGGACACCACAAAACGGCTCGCAAGCGTTCACATCGGACTATGGATTTGTATGGCTTCGTAGAAACAACGTATGGATCGATCCATATCCAAGAGGTTGGGTTGCTTCAAGCGCAGCTTGGGATGGTCCAACAAGTGGCACAACAGAACTCAGAATTGCAGCCATTTCGAATGTTCGATTGTTTGCTGGTCGTCGATACGTAGTTCGATTCTCAAATGCAGCGATGTATGGCAACATTGTTGGGGATGGATGGGTCGTCGGTTATCGATTGGATGGTGCTGCACTTCAGGGTGCTTCTGTTTCCACTCATGTAGCCAACATTTACTTCGATCTTCCAATGTACTTCTTTCAGTTCCAAACTACAGATGGAACACACAATTTCGAAGCGTGTGCTTATCGAACAACGGGAACAGGAGTTCTGCAATTCAGAGGGCGCATGGACATTCTAGATGAAGGGCCAGTCTGATGGGTGTGCTAAAAGTAAAAGTCGGTGGAGCATGGTCTCCGATTGGATATTACCAGCCCTTCGATTCTGGACAGTTTGTCCTAAAAACTGGCGACGTGATGACTGGTTCCTTGACTGTTAATGGAGCTGGTACCGGATTTGTTATTTCTGGCGGTCATCCTCAATACGGGTCTGGTTATGCTTCGATTTATCGAGCTGACCAAGCAGGTTTGGGCCAATACACAGTAATGGCAACACCATCAGCATTGTTGTTGAACTGCGCTTCTGGCGGAGTTTCTTTACGTGTGAATAATACCGATGTGGCGTCTTTTACGCCTACTGTTGCAACTGTTGTCGCTCAATTTACGGTTAACAGTACGTTGAACATAACGGGTTCCAATGTTCTGTACTTTTCAACGTATGGCGGCGGTTGGCAGATGACCGATTCTACATGGATTCGTTCATACAACAGCAAGAACGTTTATGTCTCTACGTTGATGGGATGTGCTCAGTTGAGTGTTGGTCTCGGTGGTGCTCTTACAAGTGGCTATGCCATCGACAACGGTGGACAGTCATACTTGCGAGGAATGGTTCAAAGTAATGCATTGATTCAGTCAGTTAAGGCCGGCAACCCAAACTGGAGTGCTGCGCACCTTCTGGCCTATGCCACAACCGACTACGCAGACATTGCTTTCTATCAAGCAACTGGAGGTGCAGCGCCACAGCTTCGTAATCATTCGTCCGATGGTTATGCGATTGGTTTTATGAACTCCGATCAGAGTGGTTGGTCAAATGCGAAAGCGTATGCATTTGTCGTACAATCCACAATGACGATGAAACATGACATTCGTTCATTGTCGCCAGACATGGAACCGAGACCAGCGTATGTTCCTTGGAATCAAGACGTCATTGATCAAGCGAACATCATGGCTTTGCGTCCGGCCGTGTATCGTCGAAATGATCTTCCACAAATTGTTGTCCCTCGTTCTGGGTATGATCGAGTTGCAGCAGAAGATGATGATTCATGGGAAATCATCGAAAGCACAAATCCAGTCATGCAAGTTGATTACAAACGAGAACAACTTGGTCTCATTGCAGAAGAAGTTGCAATGGTGTTGCCAACTGCTGTTCAGTTCGATTGTAATACCGGCAATCCAGCTGGAATCAACTATGTTCCAATCATCGTTGCAATGCTCGATCACGTCCAACGACTGACTCGTCATGTCGAAACCCTGCAATACCGAATCACAGAACTGGAGGCTTCATGAGTTTCAACAGCATCTCTCGTGCTGCCGTCGACGAAGACCTAATCAAACGGGTCACTGTCGCCGCTAACCAGATCGTCCAAACCGATGCCGACAAGGCAAACACCATCTTCGGTCAATCCCTTCTTCGAGGCAGCATGATGGGAACCAACCCGGTTGCTCCACTCATGTACCCAGTGGCCATCTCTACCGAAGCTGCCTATGAGGCCGCTCTCCTCGGGCAACGAGGCGCCCCAGGGTATGACATTGACATCATCACCGACGCCGCATTGTTTGCCGCAGTGAATGCTGCTTGGCCAATGGAACGACCGCCAACTACAACGGTGCCAGGAGCATGATGGAACTTACACTCGATCTAGCCGAACTTGCAAAGAACTTCGAACAGATGTTTCCGATGCAGTACACCATCGTCGTTCAGAAGATGCAGATTGAACAACTTCAAAGAATGATCGAAGATCCAGAACCAAGAGTTGTTTCAACCAGTCAAAATGGGAGTGTTCATGATCGAAGTGGAGGTGAAGGGGGACTTTCGTAACACAGATCAATTCTTGGCGGCAATGGCCAAGGACGATTTGTTCACAACACTGGATCATTACGGACGTATGGGAGTGGACGCTTTGTCTAGTGCGACTCCAGTTCGTAGTGGTGAAACCGCAACGTCTTGGACGTACGACATCATCAACAAGAAAGGTGAGCATGGAATCATCTGGCGTAATACGAACGTCCATGATGGCATTCCGATTGCGATCATCATTCAATACGGTCATGGAACTGGAACCGGTGGATGGGTAGAGGGCTATGACTACATCAATCCTGCAATCAGACCAGTGTTTGAAGCAATCTCAACCGAGGTGTGGAAGGGGGTGACAAATGGCTAGCGTAGACGATCGCATTGTTGCAATGAAGTTTGACAATGCAGTGTTCCAGCAGAAAGTTGCTGACACCATAAAGAGCATGGACGACCTCAAGAAGAGCCTTGACGTCTCGAATGCGAACAAAGGATTGCAAGAGCTGGACAGGGCGGGCAAGAGTTTCTCACTTGATGGAATGGCAAGTGCCATCGAGGGAATTTCTGGCAAGTTCACGGCGATGGGAGCTATCGCTTTCTCAGTGCTTCAGAACGTCACAACTATGGCGATGCACGCTGGCGCACAGCTGGTAAAGGGTTTGTCACTCGACCAGATCATCGGTGGTTATCAAGAGTACGAAACCAACTTGAACTCGATTCAAACCATCTTGGCAAATACGAGCTCCAAAGGTTCGACGCTTGACGATGTGAACAAAGCTCTTGATCAACTGAACACATATTCCGATCAAACCATCTACAACTTCAGTCAGATGGCTCGAAACATCGGTACGTTCACTGCTGCCGGCGTCAATCTCGACACTTCGGTTGGAGCAATCAAAGGCATTGCAAACTTGGCTGCCGTATCCGGTTCGAATGCTGAGCAAGCGTCCACCGCCATGTATCAGTTGTCGCAGGCTCTTGCTTCTGGTTCAGTCAAGTTGATGGACTGGAACTCGGTTGTCAATGCCGGTATGGGTGGCGAAGTCTTCCAGAAGGCGTTGTTCAACACCGGTAAGGCTCTTGGGACCATCAAAGATGTTCCGATGAAGCAGACATTTGAGCAATGGAAGGATGCAGGCAATACCTTCCGAGATTCGCTTCAAGATGGCTGGATTACGGCGGATGTTCTGACCTCAACTCTGTCGCAATTCACCGGGGATTTGACGGACGCACAAGTCAAAGCCATGGGGTTCACTGATGAGCAGGTCGCACAAATTCAACAAATGGCCAAGACGGCTAAAGGTGCGGCGACCGAAGTCAAGACGTTCACTCAGTTGATCAGCACGGTCAAGGAGAGTATTGGATCAGGATGGTCCACCACTTTCCGAACCATATTTGGCGATTTCAACGAAGCCAAGACTTTGTTCACGGACATCAACACAACGATTGGCGGATTTGTCAGCGCCAATGCTGATGCCAGAAATAAGGTTCTCGGGGATTGGAAGGCGCTAGGTGGCAGAACTCAGTTGATCGAAGGTCTCAAGGCTGGATTCGAAGCTTTGATTTCTGTCGCTCACACGATTTCTGGAGCGTTCCGTGACATATTCCCGGCAATGACAGGAACTCGCCTTGTGCAATTGACCGTGGAGTTCAAGAACTTCATGGAAGCATTGAAGCCTTCTCCGGCAACAGTCGTCCTTTTGACTCGCATATTTAGGGGTCTGTTCTCTGCGTTGAGCATTGGATGGAACGTAATCAAGGGTACGGTTGGCTTCTTCAAGGATCTGTTCGATTTCTTCAAATCGCAGGACACGGATCCGAATCACGGTCTTCTCGGGTTCCTTGCAGGGATTGGCGACAAACTCACCGCTCTCCAAACCGCGCTTGTTGGCGGTGGAGGAATCATCAACTTCTTCCACAATCTTGAAGTTGCAGTTATCCGGTTCATCCAAAACTTCGATTTCCAGCATCCATTCGCTGCGGCAATGGAATTGTTTCAGAAGTTCCGGGACTTTGTTTGGGGCATATTCTCTGGAGGAATCGAAAAGCTTCCAGATGGCGTGACAGATGCCCTCGGACGTATGGGTGATCGCCTTGGTTGGTTGAAGACTGTGGCCGAAGCACTTGGCAAGGTGTGGGATTTCATCATCAGTCACCTCGACGACATCAGAACAGCGCTTGGCAATTTCTTGGGATGGATCCGAGACAAGTTCTCGAATATTCCGCAGTTGATTGCTGATGCGTTCGCCAACGTCAACTACGACTCAGCACTGTCAACAATTGACGTAGGTCTCTTCGGCGGTCTCGTATTGATGTTCAAGAAGTTCTTGAGTAGCGACAAGCTCGATTTCAGTGGAATCATCGACAAGATCAAGGGAACGTTCGACACGTTAACTGACACGTTGTCAGCCATGCAGACCAAGCTCAAGGCAGATGCGCTGAAAAGCATAGCCATAGCCGTAGGTATCTTGGTCGCCGCATTGGTCGTGTTGTCGTTGATCGACTCCGAAGCGCTCACCAGAGGATTTACAGCCATGGCTGTTGGCTTCGGAATGCTCGTTACGGCAATGGGCTTACTCAACCAAGTCATATCTTCGCAGAAGGACGCGGCAAAACTCGGTTTAATGGCCACAGGACTGATCATATTTGCAGGAGCAATGCTGATCTTCTCCGTTGCTGCCAAGATCTTCTCGACGATGAACTGGGAAGAGTTGTCCCGAGGTCTTACCGCTGTCGGTATTCTCATGGGCGCCATTGCCGGTTTCATGAAGATCTTGCCAGACTCCAAGTCGCTCATATCCACGGGCACAGGATTGATCCTTCTCGCAACCGGCATGGCCATCATGGCCGGCGCAGTCAAGCTATTTTCCATGATGAGCTGGGACGAATTGGCTCACGGAATGGCAGGCGTTGGCGCCTCGCTCGCTGTCATTGCGGGTTTCATGCATTTGCTTCCAGACAAGGCGTCAATGATGGCCACCGGAGCAGGTCTCATTCTCATATCTATCGGATTGCTTCTGATGTCTCAGGCAGTTCAATCGTTTGGCAGTATGGACTGGGGAATGATGGGAAAGGGCATGGCCGGCATCGCTGGCGCTCTTCTCATAATTGCAGGAGCAATGCATCTCATGCCAG